CTTGTCATCAAGATAAACTTCTTGCATCAACTGTTACATTTGTAATAGTGCCTGCTGACTCTCAAGAAACTGGTGACCAAGTTGTAGCAGAAGTAAATTTATTTGAAGCAAAATTATTTACCGCTTTTTTTAAATTTGTCAAAGTTACCTTTTTGTTTGCAGTATCACCAACACTATAAATAATTGCTTCATCTACTCAAACTGGAGTAGTTTTTTCTGGTAAAGAATTAATATCAGTAGAAGGAACAATTGCAGTCGCCTCTTGTCAGCTAAATTGAAAAACATCAAGGCTAGAATTATAAACTGCTGTAAAAATTCACTCTGCTAAAATATCTCAAGTTACTAAATCTTCATTTCATTGGTTTTTCTTTAAATCTTTAGCTCCAAAAGCATTTATTTGCAAGGTTGCAACTCAAGTATTTGCTACATCTGCTTGCACTCTAAAAGTTGTTCAATTAAGCAAAGTATCTACTGAATCCGCTGTAATTGCGTAATCATCATTTCAAGTAGAAGACGCTTTAAAAACTGTTGCTCATTTTAATTCAGATTTTTTAAAAACACTAATAGCAAGAGTTCAGCCTCAAACGGCGTCAGTTTCTCAAAGTTTAATAAAATTTCAAGAAGGGTAAGCGTCTGCAATTTTAATTTCTCAGATTCAAGTTCAGTCTGCTTGGTCGTTTTCTGCTGGATCATCAATATTTGCTTGTGTAATTTCGATAAATATTTTTTTATTATCTCAAGCGGTTAAAACTACGTCATCAGTATTTTCAAAAAGTGTTAAGAAAGTTTTGTCCGGCGTTCAGTTTCTAGTTACTTCTACAAGTGCTTTTCAAAGTGGCACTGTAATATCTGCTCAAGCACCTCAAGCTTGTGTGGGAACAAGTCAGGAAACTGCTCAAGATGTAACAATTCATTCAATTAAGCTTGAAATGTCGTAATCTTGCCACAAATTACTTTCTCCGTTTAAAATGGAAACTCTTTGCATATTTTTTTATTATTTTAATAATATTTTTTGTACTTTGTCTTGTAATTCTATAAATTCATTTACAAAATTTCTAGTAATTACATTTACAGGAGATAATTTAAACTCAAAACTCTCCCCCTCACTAACAGTGTATTTTTTTTCCAAAACTTTGACAGTTCAATTAAAATTTATTAAATTATTTTCTCAAACAATTTCAGAATCTACTAAGTCTCAGAGTCAAAGCTCGTTATAGCTTTTTATTTGTGGGATAATTGTAAGCTCTTTAATACTGTCTTTAAGCTCTGCTAATTGATTTGTTACATAATTTGTAACATCTCAGTCGGCAACTAAAGTTTTTTCAATTCTTCCAAATTCTGTAATCGAAGTGTTGTCTTGAACTTCTGCATAATCAGATCCTGCTTTTCAAACTAAGGCGTTTGCAATATTTTTTGAATTTATTATTGCATTCACATTTTCTACATTGTTATTAAAAGGATCTAAAACATTGTATTCATATTTAAAGTAATTTGGATTTGCCGGATTTGTTTTGTCGTCTCAAATATTTACATTAAATTCTAGCTTTGAATTTCTTGTTACAAATTCATATCAAAGTTTTGCTAAAGTAGTTAAAACATTAAAAAAGGTTTCTCATCTGGAAAAATTAACCTCTTCGGTAATTGTATCAGTTACGCTTGTTTGAAGAGTGTAGCCAGTGCCAAACCTTGCGTTTATTTCTCATAAAAGACCGCTTAAAATAGAACTTATTGTAGTAGTTGCAGTGTAATTTTTATCAGTGTAAACAAGTTTATTTTTCCAAATACTATTTTGATCACTAAAAACAACTTTTACATTTCAAGTAGAAACTTCTAATCCGCTAATAAATCACTTAAACAAAAATTCCTCTTGATCTGTGTAAAGCTCAATTACATTAAATTCTTTTAAATTAGTTGCACTTATTGAAGCGTCATTTGCGGGTATTTCAAAAAATCAATTTGAAGTTGCGCTTATTTTTTCAACAATATTTGCAGAAATAATTTTAGTAAATTCAGCAAGTAAAGTTGTGCCTGTGTTTTCGTAAATTTTTATAATCATTTTATAAAAGAAGATCACGCCATTCTATTGAGACTGTAAAATCTCAAACTAGATCTGTGTCAGAAATAACCAACTCAGAATTTTCACTAATTGAAAGCCAAGAGCTTCAAGCTTCTTTGTCTCAAATTATTGAAGACCCATTTTTTGTAGCTGTTCTAGTATCAGCGTCAATTACAATTACATCTCAAGCAGTACAAGAAGTGTTTGTTTGGTAAAATTCTCAATTTGTTGTGTTTAAAATTTTTATAAAACTGTCAACTTCTCAAGTGACTGTAATTGTAATTTTAAGGGGTGTGGGGATCGAGGTAGCTGTAACTAAACTTGTTGCTACTGCTTTTTTATTAAACGCTGTAGGGAAAGTAGTAGGAAAGGTTTGCCCTGCTAAAATTCATTCATTTCAAGTTGCAATAAATAAATCTTTAGTTTTATAAAGAGCTTCTGAAAGAAAAATTGTAGCCCTGTATTTTCCAGTGTAATCTTCTAATTTAAAAACAGGCATTTCTTTGATCCTTCCTTGAGCCTCCCAAACAATACCATTTTCGTCAGTAATTTCTAAAGTTCTTACTCCTTGCCCTACCGGTATCCAGTCAATCGAAAAAAGTTTTTTAATTTCTTTAACGTAAGCCAATAGCTCTGCTGTTGTTTCTGCTATAATATCCCCCTCAATTACTACAAGTCTTCATCTGATGAAAGTTGCAGAAGAATAAACCCCTTGAACTCAACCAAGATTTTTAACACTGTCGCTTTGAAGCAATCAAGAGTGCCAGTCAAAACTAGTAGTAATAAAACCTTTGTTTCAAGTTTCTATTTTGTCAAAATTAGTCCCGTCAAATTTATAAACTTCATTCATTATTTATTTTTACATTTGCCAAAGCATTTTTCAGAAAAACTCTTGTGCATCAATTCAGCTGTTTAAAGTAACTCCTCAAACATTTAGGTTTTTAGAATTGTCGTTTGAAACACTACCTCAAGTCCTCATTTTTTCAAGTCATCAAACTAAATCCGGAAGAGAATTTACCATATTTTTTGGGATTACATATTCTCATCTGTGTACCACTCCGGCTACTTGGTTCTTACCTCAAGATCAAGTAAATCAACCGCTAGCAAATCAAGTTGTAGAGGTTGTTTCTGTAGCCTGTGCCGAGCTTAATTCTCTTAACGCTCTCGCAGTTGCTAAAGCTTGATCTTGAACCTTTTTAAGACTGTCAATTCTTTTTACATTTTCTTGTTCAAGTTGACCTGTAATTTCAATTTCAAGATTAAATTTTTCTTCCTTAAATTTTTCTTCTAAAATTATTTTTGCATTAGTAAATCATTCTAAAATTAATTCTTCATCGGCTTTTTGAGTTTCTAGGTCTAATAATTCTTGTGCTTTAATTGCCTTTTTTTCTTCAAGTATTTTCTTTTCTTCTTCAAAATCTTCTAAAAATTTAGCAGTAGGAGAAAGCTCGTTTATTCTTTTAGCTTCATTAAGTTCTGCTTCTGTTGAATTTGCTTGAATAAGTCTTTTTTCTGTTTGTAAAGCATTAAATTCAGCTAATAATCTGTTTTCATTTTCTAAAAAATCACTAGGTCTTTCTCAAGCTCTTAATTCTTTTAATTCTTCTCTAATTTTTTTCTCCTCTTCTAAAATTTCAATATTTCTTTCTCAAAGAGTTTCAGCTCTTCAAGTTTCTAGCTCTCAAATTTCTGTCTGAATATCTTTTAAAGCTCAATTTGCTTTTTCAATTTCATTTGTAAAATCCTTAATTTTTTTAGTAGATTTTCAAATTTCATCATCAATTACGTCTGTAGTTTCTTTGAAAGATTGATTTAGAGGCTTTAGAGCATTTTCTAGCTCTTTAGTTGCCTTTGTAGCCCCTCAAGTTGCTTTTGTTGCTCCATTAAGTCAATTTTTATATTTGTCTGCAATATCTCAAATTTTATCAAATTCAACTTTGTAATCTTTTCCAGTTGCAATATTATTCTCTAATCATTTATTAAAAGTTATAACCTCTCATCAAAGATCTAAAAATCTATTTTTTAAATTGCCTAAAGTTTTTCAAAACTCTTCTGCAGGATTTTTTGCAGTTCAAAATAAATCTACAAAATTTCCTCATAAATCTGCAAATCATTGAGCTACAATCCCCAAACTTCTAAATCAAATATTTACAGCATTAACAACTTTTGCAATTATTTTACCCCAAGAAAGTGCATCGTCTGCACTATCTGAAAACATTCAATTAAGACTTTGAAATAATAATCTAAATCATTCAAAAGCTTGCCCTAAGATTGATCAAATTCAATTACCGACATTTTTAAAAGCGTCTATTATATTCCCCCCGCTTTCATTTAAAAAATTTGTGGTAGTTCTTAAAAATCAAGCTGTACCTTCTGCAATATCTTTTCAAGCACTTGCAATTAAATCTTTCCAAGCACCTTGAAGTCTTTTTAATTCATTTGCAAAACTTCAAGCAGTTCTAACAGCGTCCCCTTGTGCGTCAGCTGTATTTGCAAGTAGCAAATTGTACGTTGCTAGCGTTTTTTGTTGTTTTGTTAATGTTGCCCCCTGTTTTGCAATTCAAGACGTGTAGGCTTCTGTTTTTAGGTCAGCTTCACTAATTACAATTCAAAGAGTTTTTAAAGCTTCTCTTTCTCAAGTTAGGGCACTTCTAAAAGCGTTAACTGCTTGAGCGTCTGAAACATTGTTAAAACTGGCTACATCAATAGCAAGCTTTGTCATATTTGTAGATAATTTTAAAGCCTCCTCAGTTGTAAATCACATTGGCTTTAAAACATCTCCTAAATTTCCTCAAAATTCAATTAATTGTAGCCTAGACCTTCAAACAGCGTCAGCCATAGCGTTAAAAGCAACTTGAGCTTCTTTTTCTACTCAAGCAAAAACTACATTAAATTTTGATGTAATTTCTTCTAAATCGCTTCAAAAAGTTAAAAGTTGTTTTCAAAAAGCTAATATTGCAGTAATAGAAAAAGCTCAAATAATTGCAGTTTTTAAATTTCAAAAACTAGAAGAGGTTTTCTTGGTCGATTTGTCAATGTTTTTATTTCATTTGTTAATCGTTTTTTCTACTTCTTTGTAATCTTTTTTAAGTCAAAGAGTGTCTAAATCAATTCCGATATTAAGATCTCAAATTTTGAAAGCCACGATAAACAGTTATTTACTACTTACCTCAATTTTAGTCAGCAAAGTTAAAAAATCAAACTAACTAAATTATTCTACAAGTTTTTTGAACTTTTTTAGGTCTGGCGTTGTTTTTTTTCAATCCTCAATTTCTTTTAGAGTTTTTCAGCTTTGCAATTTGTTTATATCTGGGATTTTCTTAGTAAGCTCAACGTAAACATTGTAAGGCATTTGCATTACATCGTCATACTTAGTCCCAACATAAAATTTTAGAAATAAAGCTAGAGAAAGAAGTGCGTGAGTTTCTTTCTTCTTTTTTTTCTTTGACTCTTTTTTTACCTCTTTTTGTTTTTCAATTTTAGAAAAAACTAGGTCGAGAATTACGTTGATCTGAGGCGTGTCTAAATCATCTATTAAATTTAGATCAATTTTATTTGCTACAAATATTTTCCTAATTAATAAGTAAATATTTTCATCTGTTTCATTTCAAGAAATATAATCAGAAAAAAACACTATTTCAGTAGAAACAGCTTTAATTAAATAAAATTTCTTTTTCAATTTTATTAACGAATCTTTACCGACTAAAATTTCTAAATCTTTCATAAATAAATATTACAATAAAAAAAGACCCCCGCAAGGGGAGTCTAATTTAGTAAATCTAAATAGATTTAAACTACAGATTGTTCATCAGTAATTTTGAAAAGATTTACAGCTGTTGAGCTTGCGTCTGCTTTTGGGAAAGCAGAAATTGAAACCGGCATATCTGCTGGGTCTTCGTCTTCGTCTCATTGGAAGTTAATAGCTACTCCTTCGCTATTGAAACCTTTTAAAATTTCAAGTCTAAAGATTTTTCAATCAGTGTTAGTGTTTGTAAATCTAAATCCTTGAAGGTTTAAGGTTTGGTCAGCGTCTCAGTATTCTAAAACTTTTGAAGCGTTTGGAGTGTAGTCGTAATCAGCGTCAAGCACTCAAGATTGTGCAGTGATTGGATTAATCCAAGTGTAACCTTCTCAGTCTATAAATGCTGAAAAATCTACATCTACATCAATGGGAGTTCCTCAAGCGTCAATTACAATATTTGTAACCTTTGAGTTGTCTCAGTTTTTGTTTGCCAATTTAATTGGAACATCTTTAGTCCACCCAGTTCAAAGGGCTTCTCAAGTAATATTCACAAGAGTTCAATCAACAATTGAATAAGTAGCGTCTCAGTCAATTAAATTGATTGTAGACAAATCGATTTCGTAAAGACTAAAATTAAATTTAGCTTCTGTAATTCTTGATTTTGGAGAAGTTTTTGCGTTTGATCAGATAAATTGTTTGATTAATTTTGTAACCTCTAGGTTGGCGTCTCTAATCATTCAAATATTTACCCAAGCAGACCCATTAAAAACTTCACATACTCAAGATCAAAAACGGACTGAATCCTCTTTTTGTACATTAGTTTGCATAATTTTTTATTAAAATTTGTATTAAGTTTGGATTTTAAATCCAAGTTGTTCTTGTAAGAGTTTTGCGTAAGTTTTATCTACTTCAATGATTTCACCCTGCCTTGCTACTTTCATACTTCTTAGTAAAACTTGCTTAGTCACTAACACTTTAACCAAACCGCTTTTGCCTTGCTTTACAGCAGGAACAACTTTTTTTAGTTTAGCTTTTGTGCCTTTAGTGTTTTTAAGTGCTTTTTTCATACAGATTTATTTTAGTTGGTTAAAAATTTTTGTCTAGTAGTTTAAATTTGAAGGTTATGTGATGTCAAAATTCCTTAATTTTATTGTCGTAAGTGGGCACGGAGCTTTCAAGTGTAGCAAATTTAACTTCCCCCTCTTTCCACCTGTTAAAAATGTCAATGACAATATCTCTAAGTTCATCTGACTTAAGTTTTGAATTTTCCCAAACTGAAATTTGATAAATTCAAAGCCTCCTTCAAATTTCATTTGAATTGTTGGAAATCTCGTTAATTATTAAATTTGGAGCTTTCACGCTTTCTGGTGCTTCGTTCCAATCTATTGTAACGCCTGGATAGGCAATAATTCTAGAGTCGGTGTTAAGCCTGTCAAATACGATTTTAGCTAAATTAATTGCCATGCTATTTAAGTTTAGTTTTTAATAATTTTATTAAAAAGTTTTGAAGGGGTTTAATATTGTCAAATATTCATTTCCTCAAAAAACTTCTTGGCCTCATAAATTTTGTTCAAAATTCAAGGTGCATTCAATAAGTGTTTGTCTCTTCGCCTGAGGCTGTATTTGTAGCCCCCATTTTTGACCCCACTTTGTATTTTCATTTTCAAACCTTTTCGTAACCAATGGAACGCTTAAGACTTCAAGTAACCCTAGCTTTTGAATCCTTAGGCGGTCTTTTTAGATCTCTAGGGGTAATTGAAACAACTTTGTCCACCGCTTCAAGTGCAAGCTCTTCTAAAGCACTGTCTAAAACATTTTCAAAACCTTTAATCCCTTTTACGTTTTTAATAAATTTTGTTTTTGACATCTTTAATCTATTAAATTCAGAAAAAGAACACAGTGATCAATTAAATTTACATCTCACAAAGCTCAGTGAACAAAAGAGATCTGATAAACTTGGCTTCAAATTACAACCCTGTCTTTTTCAGTTACATTTGTGATCTCTGTAGCGTCTACAGCTTCTCAAATATCTACAAGCTCAAGCCTGCAAAAATATTTAGCTTTTACTAATTGTTTTTGAGCAACCTCGTTGTCGTCTCATTGCTGAGAAGTTAAATCAAAAATACATTTTTTATCTGAATAAATCGGAGACCAGGTTTTAATTTTTTCTCAAATATCGTTTGTAACTTCAGAAAAACGCTGAATTGTTACGCTATTATTCGGAAAACTTGCCAAAAATTCTGAAAGTACGCTAGGCATGATTATAAAATAAAAGTTTTTTTGTAAATATCTAAAACTGAGTAATCACTAGGTTTTCAATTCCCTCAGTCATTTCATCAAGTTTCTTGAAAAGTAGACTCTTTTGGAGAAAAATAAGTCAAAGACAAAGTTCAAAGTTTTTTTGTTTTTATCAATAAATCTCAAGAAGTTCAACTTGAAGTTAAAACTAAATCATTGTAAGCAGTAACTCACCACGACAAAGCAACTCCTTTTAGATCGGCAGGCAAAACAGCATTACTTGCATAACCTGTTTGATATTCAATTTTTACCTTTCCTCAAACTGTAGCGTCTGATAAAAAAATCAATCTATCGTCCACATAATCTAAAGTGTAAGTGGCTCAAGTGTCTTTTTCAGTAATTACTATAGAATTTTCGTCAGCAATAAATCTAGTTACTCAAAAAACGCTTACGGCTCATTCGTCGTAATATTCTGTTAAAGTTTGAAGATCTAAAGAGTAGCCTAAATAATTTTCTACAATTGCAGAAACTCTGTCAATTACAAGATTAAGCTCAGTGTCTTTGTCTTCGTCTGTGATTCAAAGCTCAAATTTAAGCTCTGCTAGTGTAAATAATTTCATAGGTTAAATTTTAGTATTAAAAGGTGTTCAAGGTTGTAAAACTCTTTCTTTTTTAAAATGATTAAGTGCAAATACTGAAAATAAAATATTAAAAAACGTTACGAAATAAAAACAAGTAGCGCTGTCGTCTGATGTAAAATAATAAATGTGAAATTTGGAAAAAGTCCAGAAAGTCACAAAAATGCTTAGTGATACTAAAATTCAGATGTGCTCTGCTGTATGGTGAACATCATTCTGAACCATTCCTTTTTTCTTCTTAATTGCTTTGTACAAAGTCCCTACCTCTACCAAGGAAACTGACACAGTGTAGATTGTAGAAAATCACGCTAAAATAATTATTATTTCTTGCATTGTTTTTGTTTATTTTCTAGTTTTATTCATAATTTTTTCTCAATTAACTGTTTTATGATAGCTCAAGAATAATTGTCAAGCAAATCAAAAATTCTCATAGAAACCGCCCCAGCTACTCAAGCCAGAGCCCCGCTTTCTGTATATTCTTGCACAATATATCACACAAAGGCTCAAGTTAGGATCGCTATTAGCAAAATTGTAAAATGAAAGCTTCAACTTCTAGTAAATTTGTGCAAATTCATTAATCAAGCTCAAGTAGCTCATGCCAAAACTCAAACTCCAATACCAGAAAATGTGTTTAAGATTGCTTCTTTCATTATTTATTTTATTTTTTACTTTAATTCTAGTGAATAAGATTTATTTCACAAATAAAAGTGATTTTTATCTAAACCTCTTCTCAAAACTCCATTGTAACACTCATTAAAGATGTTTGACTTTGCTTATTACACTGTCAAACAATTATAACATAATCTCAATGGGTTAATAGAAAATGTATTTCCTCAGCCGGTTTTGTTAAATTTCTAGTATCGTTAATAGGTATCGCAAAAGTCGCAACTTCTTGTACTTTTGCTAAATCTACTTTCATAGTACCTGCAACATCATTTTTATAATAAAGTAAAGATGACCCTTGATTTCTTTCCAGTAAAGCTGTTGGATTCAATAAGGCTGTTGGATCTTTGGTTACAAAAACTCTTAATAAAGACCTCTCATCAAACGCACTACCTATTATTCTAACTAAATGAAAATCCCTAGTTGTATGTCTTCATTTAAAATAAGGCGGTATGTATCAAGAAATTATTACAGTCTCTCAAGTAGTGTCACATTCAACACTGTCTGCTCAATTTGTAACAGAAACATAATCTAATCTGTCCACATTTCACCCCTCACTAGTTAAGTCTGCACATCAAATAAAAAGATCAAAATTTTGTCATTCATTGCTTATGTTTTTAGACTCAAATCTGATAGGTAAGGCATGATTTGATATAGATGTTGTTTTTAATTTTCAAAGATTTTCAAATTTATAAACAAGTTTTTGATTTATAAAAAAGAAATAATCTCACTGACCTCTCCATTGTGCTTGAATATCATACAATGCTCAAAATTGTAAATCTGAAATTCAATTTACTAATCAAATATTTCTTAAATTTTGTTCTAGGATTTCTTCCTTGTAATCATCTACAACTACAATTGTAACTTCGTCATTTACGGCGAATCCAGCGTCAAAAGTTAAAGTATTTGCAGAATCGTCAATAGTGAAATTTGTGTAATTAGAATATTCAATTCAAGTAGCTAATTTCACTCTCGCAAAAACTGCACTTGTTGACAAAATGTCTCAAGTTGTAAATGTGAATACTGTTTGTCAATTTGTCGCAATAATTTCTTGATGTGTACTTTTTCTTCTAACTGCGTAAAGTTTTGCGTCTTCTGAAAGCTCAAAAAAGATTCAGTTTTCTTCTGTTGCAAGCCCCCACCTTCTAATTCCTCAAAGCGTTGTTGAATTGGGAATGAATCAAGCGGTAGAAAATAAAATCCCTCTGTTTGGTTGATAACGGGGGTGTCTTTTACCTCTTAAAACTCAAGATTGTCAAATGGAACTTCAAGAATTTATATTTGCGCCTCATTCTTTTTGCAATACTCTAATTGAGTCTTCAGTCCTACCTTGTTCAACTCAATCATCATCAACAATCCAGTGTTTCTCTGTAATATCAAAAGTAAACATTCAATGAAATAAAGAAAAATCCTGTACCATTTTTGGTCTTCACCAAGAATCACTTGTAAGTCAGGAAACTACTCAATTTCATCAAGCTCAAGGCACAGTAATTACAGCTCAATTTTCATCAAGCTGTAACTGTTTAGTTTTTCAATCGTATGCTCAAAGAGCTGACCTATTTTGAAACTGATCCTCTAAAGATTTTTCTCAGAATATTTTTCACATTTTAGATTTTGTTAAATTCTTCCTCCATGGAATCTAGCTCAGCTTTTACCTCTTGATCTTCGTTTTCAGATTGTTTTTTTAAATATTCAAAATCTGCTTTTTCTTGTTTTAATTTTTGTCTTTCAATTTCATTTTCTTTTTTAATCAAAGAAGCTTCTTTTAATTCTTTTTGTACTTGGTTTTCTAGTTCTTTCAAATCTTTTTCTTTTTCTAACAAGTCGTCTGATTTTTCAGAAAGTCTTTTTGATTTTCAAACAAATTTAGCTTTAGAAGCTTTTAAATCTTTAACCTCTTTTTTAAGTGTCTTAATTTCAGCTTCCTCAATTTTTAAATCTGCACGCTTTTTGTCAATTTTATTTGAAACAATTTCTAAATTTGATTTTTCTAATTCAAAATCCCCTTTCTCTTTTTCAAGAGCTTCACAGCCTTCGTTTAGAGTGGTTTTTTCTGTTTCTAAGTCTTCTAGCTTCAAGTCAGCTTCATCAATCTTCTTAGAGGCTATTTTGTGCCTTTTGTCTGCTCAAGCAATCAATCAATCTAGTTTAATAGATTTTTTGTTACATTCAGCAAGTTTTACACTGTAATTTTTCTTCTCAGACATTGCCAATTCTTTTAATCATTGAATGCTAGCCTTTCATTTTTTATTAGAATCTTCAAAATCTTCAACTTTTTTTTCAAAGTCGTCATCAAGAGTTTTAATTCTTCACTCCCAAACTCCTTGTAAGATTTCTCATTTTTTTCTGTACTGTTTTTCTAACTTAAAAAATTCAGCATCAGCTAGAGTTTTTACCTCTAGCTTTACTAAATCTTCTATTTCTTGTTGTGTTTTATTTTTAATATCAATCATTTTAATATTTTAACTTTTTAATAAGTCCGATTATTTTTTAGCTTTTACGCTTCTTTTGCAAGTTCTTTGTCAACTTTAGCAACTAAGTTTTCAAGTTTGATATTTTCGTTTGCTGGTTTTTCAAATACTTCTAAGTGTAACGCACAGTATTCTTCAAATTTTTCTTGCTCTCCTGGTGTTCTTTCTCAAGTCTTAGGTGCGTCTACTTTGTCAGCCCCTTTGTTTTTGTCAGACACTTTTGTTTCTGTTTTCTCAGTTCAAGTTTTTTTAGCAGGCTTTTGTTCTTTTGATCCTTCAATTTCTTGGAATCATCTAGCAATAAAAAATGCTTTTCTTTCTTCTGTTTCAACTGTAACCAGACCCATAAATCTAACTCCGTTAAATACCCTTTTTTGTTTGTTTTGTAGTGTAAACATAGCTTTTTAGTTAGTTGTTAATGTTTTAATTGAGAGGAGGAGGCTAGCTCCTCCGCTCTATGAAACATCAAGATTATTTTACTTCTAAATTAGTAATTAGTCAAAGTGCGTCAACATTTTCAACTTGGAAATCCATTCTCGCAGACATTACGAAAAGTGTTCATCTAAGTTGTGCTTTTCTTTCTCTTTCGATTGTGATGTCTTTGTAAACACCCCAGATGATATTTTTCTTTGGAGTCCAAAGGATGTCAGCTCAATCAAAAGTAACTTCTTGAACAGCAGATCAAGAGGCTTGATCGTATAAAAGTGCTGTGTCGATTGTTACAGAAACTCAAGCAGAAACTGCTGTAATTGTTCAGTATTCAGTCATTCAAGCGTCAGCATTTGTAATGCTAATTCATTCTCAAACTACAAGTCCAGTTGTAGCAGTTACTGGAATAACAGTGTCTCAAGCAGAAGCTGTGTCATCCATAGTTGTAGAAGCTCAAGCTCCGTCAACTACTGGTCTTTCAGTTCTCATAAGAGGAGCAAGAGTGAAAGCAACACCTGCGTATCTGTTTCTATTTTCTGCCCCTTTGTCTGTTGTAGTTGCAGTGTTGTAAAGATCTTCGTAATCCATTTGAATATCATTTGGAACATAAAGACCGTCAAGTTCTGCTCTGAACTTAGTAGGGAAAGATTTGTAAAGCTTTGTAAACTTAGCTCTTTCAATAAATCTATCAGAGAAAAGACCAGTATCAGAAGCATCTACAACAACTCAACCATTTTCGGCTCTAGTTACTGCTCAAGTAAACATTCAGTAAAGATTTACAGCGTCAGTAATTGTGGCTACTGGTTTTGCGTAAAGAGAAACTTGTTCAAGTTGGTTAGCAGATTTTTTTCAAATCATTTGTAGTAAGTGATTTGTAAACGCCGCACCTTCGATGTTGTCTTGTAATTCGTCGTCAAAGACCATTACTTCAGCAAGAACTTCTTGTGCAATAAGTTGGATTTTAGATCCAGTTGCTTCAACTCTTTTTGAAGCGTCAAGTGCAACTCAATGAACTGCAGGGTGGAAAATTTCATCTCAGATGTTAATTTTCGCAATGTTTTCAATTGGTAATTGCATTCTTGCAATTCTCGAATTTCAAAGCACAACTGATTCATCTTTGATGTAATCAATGAATTTGTCAGCTTGTTTTGTGTTTAGGTGAACTAAGTCAGATGCTCAAGTTCACGAGTCAAAGGCTTTTTCAATTTTTTTATTTATTTCACTCATTTGGTTAAAATTAAAATTAGTATTAAAGTGTTTTTCTTTTTAATAAATTTATTAAAAAGGTTTAGGAAGTTTTTTTAAACTTTATCTTCCAAGTAAAGCGTTTCAAATTTCTTCGTCTGCTTTATCCTCAGCAACTTGTTTTGCAACTGGCTCTTGAGGTTGTGCAGATCATTTAGAAGCTTTTTCAACTACTACAAGTCTTTCAACCAAACCTTCGTTTGTTTCAGTAAGCTTAGTAATTAGTGTTTGAGCTTCTTTAAATTGTTCAAGAAGTTCTGTTAAATCATCAGCGTTTGCGAAAAGTTCAGCGTATTTTTTAATACGTGCTTTTTCTTTTTCCGCTTCGTCTTCTTGAGCTTTCTTTTCTAGCTCTTCTTTTTCTTCTTCGTCTTTTTCAAGTGATTTTTCCAAAGCAGAGATTTCTTCTGAGTGTTCCTCAAGAGATTTAACTAATGCTTCAAATTCTTCATTTTTCAAAAGTTCAGAAGCTTTGGCAATAAATGCCTTTTGGTTTTCTAAAAATTTTTTCATTGGAAAATATTTAGGGTTAATAAAATTTAGCTTTTCGCTACTTTGGCAGGAAGCTTGTAAGCTTGTTACAAGGGGATAGGAAAGCCTGTAACCTATCTTGTCCCCTGTAAGAAACCTAAAAACTATTTTGTAAGTTTTTCTAGTCTTTCTTTTTGTTCTTTTGACAATTTGCTTTTCTTGAAAAATTTAAACAGTCTAAAAGTTGCACCTTCAACGGCTGGTGCATTTTCTTTGCTAAGAATGCTTATTTTATCCACTACGACGCTTGATATTTCTTTAGCCATTTTAAATAAATTAAATTTCATTTGCTACCCCCCAACCTTCCATTGAAACAGCTGTAAAATTTCACTTTAAAGCTTCTTTGTAAATTGCTTCTGGTAACTGTATTCAAACCAACCAAGAGCCTTTTACAATAATGTTTCAATCTCAAAAATTTAAATCTACTGGGGCAATAAAACTTTCTACGAATTTAGCGTCCTCAATGTCTGTCCCATCTTCGTGATCAATATTAACAGATTTTTTTTCTAAATTTAAAATAAATTCGTAAGCTGTTTTTTGGATTTCATCGGCTGTAATTAAATCTCAATTTTTGTCTACCAAGTCTGGCGTAAGAACTGGTACAATAATTGTGTTTGTAATTGCCGACTTAAAAAATTTTGTTTTCACAAATAAATCTTATCAAAGTTTTTTTATATGTCAAAAAAAACCCCTGCTTAGTCAAAGGGGTTTTTTGTTGTTGTGTGTTTTTTTATCTAAAACAATTATCTCTTAATTGCCAAAATAAAGATTTTCTGGCATTAATTATTTTTTCCTCTCCTCAAAATCATTCAAGAAGCGTACAAATTACGCCAGATAAATGTTTTTCTCTTAAAATAGAAATATATATCACTGCTTGCCCCCACTCTTTTTCCGTTAATTCTATTTCCTTCTGACTATTTTCCTCTATTCCTCACATTTTTTCTTCGTAAAAATAAGACCTGTAAAAATCTTCGTTGTATTTTTGTTTTAAAAATACTTTTTTATCTTGGTATTCCATTAAGTACCCTCCGTCCGCTCTAAATCATTTAATGTTTGACATAAACTTTACTGTTAATTAATACTAAAACTGTGACTAAGCAATTTAATTTTATATAATTTAAAAAAACTAGCAAATATTTTACTAGTTTTAAGAGGTAAGCCAAAACCTTGCTAAATTCATAAACTAAATATGAAATCAGCAATTAAATATTAATAATTATTTTTTTATTGTAAAGCGAGAGCGGTTTCACTCTTGTATTTTGTGAAACATCTACATCAAGGAAATCTAAGAGGTCTGTCGTCTCAAGATGAGAAAGGCTGTTCTATTTTAATAAATCAGTCACTAGAATTTTTATGACAAAGTGCTGTAACAAGTCAATCTCATTGAGTAACCCATTTTTTTAACATTTGATTTCAAGACCTTTGAGAGTAATCCTCAGCCTGCTTTATTTTTCAAACCTCGTAAGCATTTCCAATTTCATTTACTGCAATAAATTTTGCCCTAGTTTTAGAAAAAGAAGCAAATTTTTTATTTATCAGTTTTGCAACTTGGTTAAAATCTAGGCCCTCCTCTAAACTGTCTACAATTATCTTATTTACTTGCTTTCTTGTTGTTTCGTCAATCTTGGTAATCATTTCTCCGGCCCTATCTTTTGCATATTGAACCGCTATTAAATCAGAAACTCAAAAGTCTGCTCAGATACTTAAATCTTTTAAAAATTGTTGTGCCCCTCTTGTTGCAGTGGCTCAAACTGTTGCAATAAAAATCTTTTCTAATTCTTTTCTAGCTTTTTCTAACTCCTCCTCAGTCACTGGGCTGTCTCATTCTGCTTTATTTATTTCTGTAAAATTCATTTGCTCCGCAAGCTCTGTTAAAACAAAGCCTTTTTGCACCTTAAAATAAGCTCTGTAAGCTTTCGTAAGGTCAATGACTGCTTGAGACGATCAAGGTCTAACAGCCTTTGAAATATGGATCATAAATTTTTCTAATAAATTTAGGCTCATTTTAAATTTTTAAATCGTCAATTTCATTTTTTAAAATCATAACTTTTTCTATAGCTGTTAAATCCTCTTTGTTGGTTTCTTTTACGCTTAACTCGTCTCAACCTTCTATTTCGTCTAAATCGTACTCTGACTCATTTCTAGCCTCGTTTGCTGTGATAATTCAAGCGCTAACCATTGAAACTAAAATTTTAGCTTCTTCAAACACATCTTTTGTGTCAGTTCTTGTAAAGAAAATTTCAACATTTTCTCAGTAAGATTCTGCTAATTCATTTAATTGATCTTCAAACATTTCTTGAAAAGGATCTATTGTAAAATTATAAAAATTTTCCTTAGCACTTTGCGAAGTAGATTTATTTGAATTATCCGAGTAAAGAATATCGTAAGGAATTTCAAGGTCGACTAAAATATCCTGCCTCAGTTCTTGCCTCATTGCATTAAACTGAGAAGCGTCTAAATCACTGTCTAAACCTATTTCTCAAATATCTCAAGAAATCATAATTGAATTAAAGGCATTTTTTAACCCTTGAGCTTTTTGTTCGTAAAGAGTTTTAATTAAAGCCTTGTCTCCTGTAGTCATTTTTCAAGATTTATCATAAAGGATTTTAGCTTTCATTGTTCCTTTTTCAAAAAACTTAATAAAATATTGGTCTATCGAAGAAAGCAAAATTAATTGGTCAATACAACTCTCAATTTTTGATTTTCAATAATAAGCTGTGTCAATATTTGCCTCTTTAATTAAAATTACATCATTTAAAGCTGGATTTCTTCAAGTTCTTTTTCTTCCTGTTCAATCGTCTGTAGACACAAGCTCTTGAGCGTTTGCACTAGTTTTTTCGTAAAACTCTTCTTTTTCTATCCTTAGCTCTTCATTTGGCTCATAAATATTAAAATAAGCTTCCTCGGCTCAAACTTTTTGAACTGCTCCCTCTCATCAAGGTAGAAGTCTAATTGTATCTGTAATCATTGGTAAAATTTCAATGATTTCTCATTTACCATTTTTAATTAATTCAAACCAAGCATTTCAATTTGTATAAATATTTTTTACTCAGTAAGTTACCATTTTCCTTTTTATTTTTTGGAAAATTTTTAATTGGTCGTCGCTTAATTGTTCAGAAGTTACTTTAGTATTAACTCCTCAAACCACTTTTTTCATTGATCAATTTACAATAAAAGAACTATTTGCAACTAGTCAAAGCTTTTGTGGACTAACTGGATATTCAATTACATCAACAGAAAAACCAGTTTCCTCAGTTACTTGTTTTGAATTTTTGTTAAAGTCTGACGCTTTAGAAATAACTTGAACAGCTGAAACTTCTTTTTTATTTTTCATAAGATTTTTTTGATTACAGATTAATTGTACTTTTAAGGTTTACCTTGTCAAAACTATAAAATATCTACACTATTACTGTTGCATCAAGAGCCGTGTAAAAGATTTCAAACCAAACAATCCATTTCGTCATCGTGTTCTACATCTGGAAAAGTTGTAAGTTGAGTAATTAAATTTTCTTGATCTAATCCAGGCTTAAAATAAACTTCTCAAAATTCTATTTGTCATGCAACACTTAAAAGATTTGTCATTTTATCTTTGTGTTGGTGGATTAATTCCATTGGCAAATTTTCTTCACTTCCTAATATTTTTCAAAAGTAAGCGTCTTTGTTTTTTTCGTAATAAATTTTATTTGGCTTAAATTTTGAGTTTAAAACTTTAATCATTAATTTAGTGTTTGCAGGACTTAACTTATAACCTTTTGAGTGTAAAACATATTTCTTATTGTCTTTAAATCACATAACTCAAATTCAAAAGAAGTCAGATTTTTCTTTTGTTTCACTTGCTGGATCAAGCCACATTGTAATAAAATCAAATTCAGGCAAATGTTCCCAGTATCTTATCCAATGATCTTTGATTACTGCGTCTTCTGAACTAAGGGCGATGTTCCTAAACTCTTGATTAAAAAGAGCTGTTCAAATTTTCTTTCTTCTTTTTATTAAATCCTCCTTGCTCCACATATCAGTCCACAAAATATTTTCAAAATCACTAGTACAAGCTTCGTATTCAATAATGTGCCAATTCTTTGTCTCTTTAACATATTTCACCATACACATTGATCAAACAACTGTTCAAAGAATTGCAATTTTTCCTCAAGGCAAAAGAGTGTTGAAAAGAGAGGTAAAAAACCAAATTCTAGCTTTTTCTACAATTGTTTTATTTAGAACATCTTTGTTTTCTTCAAAATCATCTACAATAATCCTTTTTGGTCTCCTTCAACGAATATTTCACCCCTTTGTCATTGTTTCTATCGCCTCTCAGTTCAAAAGCTCAAGGTGTTTCATTCTCCACTTCTTGGCTCAAAATTCTTCTTTTGTTTTTTTATCTTGAGTTGGTACAAGAACTCAAAAAACAGAATGAATTAATTTATTTGTTTCTAATTCTTTTCTAATTTTTCAAATTCACTCCTCTCAAAGTCCAGCAGGTGCGATGTAAAGCTGGCTTCAATAAATTTTATAACAAATAGCGTGTAAAATATCTATTAAGATCGTGGTGGTCTTAGCGTGTCATCTTGGACAAATAATTCACAATGTCTCGTATTTATCTAAAGCGTCGTGAATCTCTTTGTGAAATTCTGCGTTTTTTTCTCCCTTCCAGTGTTTCAAAAAATAGTCACCAAAAAAAACTTTGTCGTAAAATCATTTCCAATAAACGTACTGAGTTTTTTCCTCAACAGAAAATCAAATTGTTCCCCGTTGATCTATGCCGGCAATTTGCTCTTGAGTTAATTTAAACACTTGACAAGTTTTATTGTTTTTTATCTTTTTTTTGATATTCCCCGTGGGCAAAGTTGCTTTTTATTTTTTTAATAGCTTTATTAAGCCAAGTTGTTAAAATGCCATAATACCATATTAAAGCCCCATTTCTGCTAATCTGTCTTCAAGTGGGTGACTATTTATTGCTCAAGCTAAATTTTCTGTTGGCTCTCCTTTTTCTAATTTAAAGTATTTTCACATCTCAATTTGTTCTTTTACACTTAGATTCCCTTTTATTGCTTTCTGTGCCAAGCTTTGTAAAAGAGCCTTGTGTCCTGTGTCGATGTTTCTTTTAACTTTTACCCACTCTGCTATCTGTTCAGCGTCGTAAGCTTCCTGTGCCTTTTGTATTTGTTCCCTGTGGTATTCCTTCTTTCATTTAGTCCAACCTTTTGTTTTCAATACTACTTGTTGGGTGTAAGTTCAGTGCTTATTTAAAAAAAATGCTTTTACTTCATCAATCTCACTAGCAAAAAAAGCAAGTTTCTCTTTGTCAAAGTCCCACTTCTTACAAGTTCCTTTGGCATTCTTAGGTTTAGTCTTTACCGGTGCTTTTGCTTCTTTAGCTTTAGTCATTTTATTTATTAGTTGTTTTCTTTGTGCCATTCAATTAATTCACTAGTAGCCATTCACATTGCAATATCTGTTCAAAGTCTAGCGATAGCTTTGGTTCTTATCTCGCCCTCAGTTAATCAGTCAATAATTTCTAATCAATCTCTAAGGGGCTGTGTTGCTACCCTTACAGTTGTCTTAATTGGATCTTTTACAAAATCTTCCAGTGTATCTAATAATCAAAACATAAAATTATCTTATCATTGCTCCTAAAACTTTTCCTCAAAGATATGTAGCCGCTCAAATTCAAACAGCTCCCATAATTCATTCTCAAACAGTTGTTTCTTCATTTTTCAACTCTTGAACCTTTACGGCTACTGGCTTACTTTTTTCAATCTCGGCTTCAATCTTCTTAAGCTCTATCTTGTAAGACCTTTCTTTTTCTAAAGATTTTTCTTTATTTTCACTTTTTGCAATTTCGTAAGCAGTTTTAGCGTCGTAACATTCTTTAGTAGAACATTCTGAAGAACAACTTGTTAATAATAAAATCGGTAAAATTAGTAGTAGTTTTTTCATAATAATTTTTTTAAATTGTTTTTTATCAACGAGTTTTTTTAAAACCCTCCTTTGTTAAGCATTTCGTTAACCCTTTCCCAAATACATTTTTTACGTTTAACCTCTTCCTTTAGTATCTTTACTGGTGGTAATTCAAATCTTACATATTTTTTAAAATGAATCTCTTTTATTTCTTCCTCTAAGATTTCTCCTAAAGTTTCGCAAAGAGTTTTTAAATTTTCACTGACTCAGTGATCTTCTGACCTTCTCATTTCTGAGTTAATTATATTTTTTACAAAAGAAGACGCAGTTGTAGAATATATTAATCTATTTGTGCGTTTGTCATCAAATTGTTTTAGAAATTTCTCTATTTGCTTTACTTGTTGATTAAAAGAAAGGTCTTCGTTGTAAATAATTTCCTGTAGGTGGTTTTGGATTTTGTATTTCATAAGGCTTTTTTTAATTTCTTTTTAATATTTTTATTAAAAACTATTTTTTACATTCACATTTCTCTTGGTGGCAATTTCCACAAAGTCCTTTTTCCTCAAAAAATATAATTGCTTCTTTTGCGGATAAATCGTAAAAGTGAAGAAAAAGTAAAGATAAACCTAGGGCAATTGAAAAAGACCAATCTCAAACATAAAAAGCTAAAAATGGTAGTGCTAAATAATCAACAAATGCAATTAATTTTCTCAAAATTGTTTTCCTATTTTTTAAGTGATCTTTAAGAGATTTCAAAGGTCTTTCTTCTATTACACCTTTTGCTATTGTTCCCCTTGTAGCTCAGATTACGATAATTAAAAGAACTACCTGTAGCCAGTGCATAAATTCATTAACTGCGTAAGCGTTGTGCAGTATGTTATTTTCTGTGAAAGGGTTGATAAATATCTCTAGCATAATTACTAGCGAAAATATTGATAAGGCTGTTTTCATAATAAAATTATTATTTTTTTAAATTATTTATTTTTTTGGAGCGTCAAGGTCGGAGTTAAACCGCCTCTTTCCCACTGGAAGTGGGCTGTGCTATCGTTACACCACTGACGCATTAGTTTTTTCTCAAAGGTACATTCAAGCACCTGCTTTTTCAATCTCTGAATAGTTTAAAATTTTGTAATTTTTCTTTAAATTTGGTTTTAGGGTTTTTATGTATCTAAGCATAAATCCTTTTACCTTTTCCCACCCTGCGTGGTGGTCGTTTAAATATTTGGTTGTTGAGGTGTAGCCTTTTCTTTGCATTTCTGGATTACCTTTGTTAAACCTTAATTGGTGCACTATTTCTCAGCTTGGCAATTTAAGTAGGGCAGTGTTTACCTTAATTTGGCTTAAATCAAATCCACTAGCTCTGTAAATTGTCCCGTCTCAACACTGGCAACCATCAGCAAAACTTATGATCCATTTTAAGTGGGGCGCTTTTTTCTTTAAAAGTTTAACGCTAATTGCTATCGCCCTGCTTTCTGAATATTTAGGCAAAATGTCGCTAAAAGCCATTCTGTTCAGTTCGATAAATTCATTCCAGCCAGTGTTTTCGATTAATCAGATTAGCTTAGATTTGTCGGTACTTGGTCAGTAACTCATCACACCCCCTAACAATCCTTTGTAAAACACTCAAAAATGAAGCTGTGAATTGTTTACGGCTTTTCAAGAGTAGTGGTGCTTCTGAATAAATTTACTAGCCACCTTGCTTGGTAAAACCTTTAAAACAATGTCTTTAGCACTCATTTTTAGTGTTGTAAGTTTCTATGATTCTGGCTAGGGCATTTCAATTTGAATTATCATTTCAAGTGCCTTCAAAGGCACCTAAGCTTTTACTGTGCAAAATTGCCCTTTGTAATTGCTCGTTTTGAGTCTTGTGAAGCTGAAAAGTTACCGACTCAATTTCCGACCTTTCTCAGTCTGGCAAAGCAAAATCTTCGTCAAAATCCTCTTCAAGTTTTAAGTCGTAAAGTTCAGAAAGTTCAAGATCTCAAATTTCATCAAGTTCAAATTTAATATTTTCTAGGTCATCATCTGCAAGCTCTGCAATTTTGTTGTCTAAAAGCCTGTATTTTTTAATTTGTACTTCTGTTAGATCATCTTTAACCACACAAGGAACTTCTTTAATTCAAAGCTTTTTTAGCGCCTGCACCCTTCAGTGCCCTGCAATAATCAAATTATTTTTGTCGATTACTACAGGAGAATTAAATCAAAATTCTTTAATTGAATTTGCTAAAAGGTTTATTTGTTTCTCGTTATGAATTTTGTTGTTAAATTCATAATTTAAAAGCTCGTCAGTTTTTTTTAAAGTAATCATGAAAGATTATTTAATTTCTATTAATTCTTTTGAAATTTGAGCAATTAGCTTAATGTTTCTTCTACCAGTTACTCCAGTGTTTTTAACTGCATAATGTAAGGCGTTTATAAAATAATGATCTTCAATTTCAACTTCAATTTTAGTTTCAGCAAGTTCTTTAACTTTTGCTTGCCACTTGTCGTGAATAGATTCTTTTGTTTCTCCCCCTAGTTCCTCCTCTGATTTTTCCTTAAAAATTTCAATTTCTTGTTTTTCTAATTCTGCACCTTCTTTTAAACTCTCTGAAACTTCTAAATTTTCATTTGGAGAAGCTATTAAGTTAGTGTTAGCCTTTTTTATTTTTTCATCAAGTTTGCTAGTCATTTCTAGTAATTTTTCTTCAAATTTTAATCTTTTTGCTTTAAGATCTGCCTGTTCTGCTTGATTTTTTCAAACAAGTTTAGTTACTTCAATTTCAAAATCTACCACTTGATCCTCGATGCAGTTAAAAACATTTGTAACGTCGCCTAAATTCTGTCTAAACTCTGTGTTGTTTAAAAGTCTGTAAACTTCTTGCAGGGCTTCGTTTGTTGTTTGTAAAGTTTTCATAATTTATTTTAATTATTGTTAATATTATTTATTTTTCCAAATAGAGCTTAGTAAGTCTTTGTAAAAATTCAAAATGGTAGCCAGTGCAATAAAAATTACTGCAAAGGGTGAAATTACTAAAAAGATTATTGTCTGTAATGTTTTTTTTAAAGTTTTCATTTTAAAATCATTTTAATTTATTTCTAAAGTAAGTGTGAGCCTCTCTCCGTCTTCAGAAAGTTCTTTTTGTTTTCCAAAAGAAGTATAAGAAACTTTTCTGTACTTTAAACTTACCTTTGTTTGACACTTGGACAACCCTATAATTTTTTTGTATTTCTAAAATGTACATTTTTCTAATTCTTTTATTATTTCTATTGCTTCTTTTTTTCAATAAGCAATTTTAGCAGAAACATTGTTTAATTTTTGTAATTCTTTGATCCAGACTTTTTGATTTTCTGAAACCACACTAGGACTTGCTCAAACTTTTCAATTTTTCAAAATCCTTCAAGGTCTTTTCATTTCAATAAAAGCCAATTTTCACTTTTTCAAAATTATTAATAAATCACAAAGTCAAGGTCTTAGCCCTGTTAAATAATTCATTATTTTTTGCTTAGCACTTTTAGTCCAAGTAGAATTTGGTATTGAAGTAAATTTGTAGTTTTTTTCTTCTAACCATAAAACAAATTCTGCTTGCTCTTTGTCTTCATTTTTAAGCCAATGAAAATACCTGTTAAGTAGTTTGACTGTTTGCGATAAACTCATCTAGATCAGATTGTTTAATTCTTCTACTAATTCTTTGTAAAGTTTTATCTAAAATGTAAGCCTTTAAAACTCATTTTTCAATATAACCAATCACAGTAGGTGAAGTTATGCCAAGTATTTCAGCAACTTGCGGAACTGTTAAAGATTTTTCCGGTTTTGTTTTTTTATTTTCTTTACTCATTTTTTAATTTTTCTAATTTATTTAAATTTTACTAATCCTTTCTAATTATGCAAGCTTTATTTATTAAATTTCTTAACTAATTTGTTAAAAAAGCTTATTCAATCTTTTATTGTTTCAATATACAAGACAAAATATAATTGTCAGTCCTCAACAGTTTTAAAATAAGTTTCCTTATTTGCTTTCACACTGTCATATTCGTGAAACTCTGAGTCCCGCATAGGAAAAATATTTATTAAAAATTTAAGAAAATCTTCTTTTAAAAGATGGGGTACATCTGCTGTATTTCTGAATATTAAATAAAAATGAAACTTTCTAGCGTCTGAGTCCCAGTGAAACTTAAATGTAGGCTCGTTGTACAAATCTTTAACCTCTTTTGCTTCAATTGCTTCAAATATTGTTTTTGCGTTTTTTAAATTAGTCATTTTTTAAATTTATGTTTGTAAAGTTGTCGAATATTTCTTGATCTATTTTTTCAAATTTTTCTGAATCTATTTTTACTCCTCAGTCTTCGTAGCAAATCACACAATCTCTGTATTTGGCTTCGTTTAAAAAAACTTTTACATCTTTTCATTGATCCTTGAAAAAGTTCTTAATTCTTAATTGTGTTGCCTTTGCTTTCTTAAACAGAAAGTGTTTATTTACTAATTTTGATTTCATTCTAGAAAGGTAAGTCTTCTGGTCTAATTTCTAAGCAATTTTCATCTTTTTTTTCTCATCAATTTTGGACTTCGTGTTTTTCTTGCTCTACAATTTTTGGATTTATGTTTTCTTCCAAAATATCTAAAAGCTCTCTGCAATGTGTTCAAAATTCAATTCAAACCTTGCTTGGCTCGTATCAATAATTTCTGTCTTTAAGAAAAAGTAAAAATTCTAATTCTTTTTTTAAATTTTCCCAGTCTGTTTTTTGCATTCCTGCCAACCTTTGGCAATTTTCGTTATCAAATTGCTCAGCTTGAGAGTTTAAGTAATCTGCCTCTGCTTCTTCGTGAAATTGTCAGTACATAATTTAAATTTTATTAGTTGATTCTACTGAGACCGAGACCTTGCTTTCATTTAATCAAGTATCTAGCCAAATCATTCCTTTTTCTTGTTTCACTTCCGCTCAAGTAAGTTTTTTAATTACTTTTACTTGTCTTTGCATGTTGCAAAAATTTCTTAAATCATCAATAAAAAACTCAAATTGTTCTGCTGAAAGTTTTGCAATATGCTCAAGAGTTTTTATTTTGTATTCCTTTTGAGTTGGCTTATAATTAAGCTTTTCTTTTGGGTATCATTTTAAATAGCAATCAAACTTAAACTTTTTTGCTACTCTTCAGATTGAATTTATTAGATCAATACTTTCTTTTATTGGTATTGCTCAAGATTCAGTTTCTTCTTTTCTTATAAATTCAACTAGTATTTTGTGTTTTTTTAGCATTTTTCTAAATTAATTTTTATAAATAAGGTTCTAAAATTTTTTTGTATTTCTTCTCGCACAGTGCTCTAGGCTCTTTCCAATTTTTAGGTATTTCTTGTTTCCAATCTAATAATTTTTCTTTTGTAAAATAATCAATTCCCTTTTTTGTAATCAAAGTTCTTCAGCTATTTATTTTCGGTCAATCTGGTATTTGAAAACCACTGTAAATAACTCTAAACCTTAAATTATTACTTTTATTTTCTCTAGGGGCATTATTTTGACAAAGGAAGCCTTTAAATCTTAAAATCTTGAAAATTGTTTTGTATCAAAATCAAATTTTTAATCAATCAGACCACTCTTTAAAATTCATTTCTCAACCAGATTTAAGTAAAAATTGTTCTGCAAAGTTTGCTTTTGGCATTACTTCTTTAATAATTAGCTCTAGCCTTTCGTTGTTTTCTGCAACTTCTGCGAGTGACCTAAGAGCTTCTGAGTATGTTTGAGGTAATTTAACTTGAAAACTTTGTTTGTAAGCTTTTTCAACTTGTAAAAAATATTTTCTAGCTTGGCGTCCTTTTTCATTATTTTCAACCATTGAAATTTCTTTTGCTGTATCAAGGGTAAGAAAAACTTCTTTTTTATTATGTCAACCTCTTCACTTTTGCTCAATAAAATTATTGAACAAAAAATCTTCATTTTCTACGAATCAATATTTTGTTAATCTGTTTTTTAACCAATTAGAAAAATCTTGTTTACTTTCAAGAAATTTAAATAAATCTCTAGCATTAATTAGTTTATTTTCTTCTCATCAAATTTCTCAGTCTTGAATTTGTAAAATTTCCGAAAGTGTATTGTGTATTTTTTGCATTTTAAGAATTTAAAAATTCATATGCTGTACTTTCAGCATGCTCTTTTGTAAAATAGGTTTTTCAAGAAAACCAAGTACTCTGTTTTCAATTAATTGTGCAAATAAGGAAGTAACATTTTTCTTGTGTAAGCTTTATTACAGCCTTTTTATCTTTGTGGTTTAAAATTTTTATTGTTTCCATTTTCTGGTTTACTTTTTAATTCTTACTAATTTTACAAATCTTACTAATCATTGCAAGCCTTTTCTAACTTTTCTTTTAAAAATGTTATGTGTTTGCATTTTTTGTGCCTTTTAAATCAAGGACAGGTGCAGTAGTCAAAGGTTTCATAAACTGCACTTGAATAC